CCAAGAGCATGTAGATGCTATGGTTCAAAAAGCAGATACCCAAGCTGCTATAACAGATATTAACACAGGTGAGGTAACTACTCCTGTCAAAGAAGAAGCTCCTAAAGTAGAAGAAAAAATACTTGGTAAGTTTGGTTCTCAAGAAGAACTAATTAAATCTTATCAAGAATTAGAAAAGAAATTAGGACAACCAAAAGAAGAAGATACACCTGCAGAAACATTAAAAGCTGATGCACGTGCAGAAGGTCTTAAAGGAATTGATTTTAATTCTATTCAAGATGAGTTTGAAGAACATGGTTCATTAAGTGATGAAACGATGAAAAACCTAGAAGCTTCAGGATTACCTAAATCGTATGTTGATAATTACATCGAAGGTATAAAAGCTGTAGCTACTAGGTTTGAAACCCAAGCACACGATAGTGTTGGTGGTAAAGAAGAATATGGAAAAATGATTGACTGGGTTACAAATAATTTATCTACAGAAGAAGTACAATTATTTAACGCAGGTATTGATAAAGATGACCAAACTGCTTTATACACAATTAAAGGTATGGCAGCTCGTTATAGAGCTGAAACTACCGAGCCAAATTTAAGAGTAGGAGAAACTGGAACAACAAGCATGGGATTAAAATATGAAAGCATGGCACAAGTCAAAGCTGATATGTCTAATCCTAAATATGCAAGTGATCCAGCTTATAGAAAGCAAGTAGAAGATAAACTTGCTCGTTCTACTATTATATAAGTTTTAGGTTAAGTAATTACACCTAAAAAAGTAAAAGAAAGACAATACCCTCTGAGGAGGACAATACTGATACTGCTTTTAACTAAAAGTGAAGTTAATTACATTTTAATAACGAAAGGAATACTCTCATGTCAAATGCAGTAGTATCAAATTTAGGACAAGCAGCAGCGTCAGGTTCGACAACTGCACTTTTCTTAAAAGTATTTTCGGGCGAAGTTCTTACTGCGTTCGAAGATGCACAATCAACAGCCGACAAACACGTTGTTAGAAGTATCAGTTCAGGTCAGTCAGCTCAATTTCCAGTTATGGGTAAAGCAACAGCTTCATACCATACTGCAGGAAATGAGATTACTGGTGGTACTATAACACATAACGAAAGAACAATTGCAATTCAAGGATTGCTTATTGCTCCTACGTTTATCGCTAAAATAGACGAAGCGAAAAACCATTATGACGTTAGATCACAATACTCAAAAGAGTGTGGAAATGTTTTAGCTCAAACTATGGACAAGCACGTCTACCAACAAATCATCAACGCATCAAGAGGAGGAGCTGCTGCACCACAAGCTGCAGGAGCACAACTTATCGATGCTGACTTCGTTACTAACGGAGCATCTGCTGCAGCAACTATTTTTAGTGCTGCTCAAAAGATGGACGAAGCAAACATACCAGAAAACGACAGATACTGTGCCGTTTCACCTGCTGCTTATTACGCTTTAGTACAAACTACTAACGTAATCAACAGAGATTGGGGTGGAAAAGGTGCTTATGCTGAAGGTGAAGTATTAAAAGTTGCAGGAATTCACATTGTGAAAACTAACAACTTACCTTCTACAAACATAACATCTGGAGTTCTTGACGGATCTGACGGTACATTAGGTGGAGATTACTCCAATACTGTCGGTGCTGTTTGGCACAAATCTTGTGTTGGAACAGTTAAGCTAATGGATTTAGCTGTTGAGATGGAATATGACGTTAGAAGACAAGGTACTTTACTTGTAGCTAAATACGCTATGGGTCACGGTATTCTTAGACCTGACGCAGCGTTCGAAATCAAAACTTCGTAATTTATTTACGTTGTTTTTACTGATTTTAGGGGTCGAGAAATTGACCCCTGAAGTCGACAACTTCAAATAGAAAAATCACAAATAAAACATATATGACAACATCAACAACAACAAAATTAGAAGCAGTAAATGTTATGATGACATCAATAGGAGAAACTCCTGTTAACACGATAACAGCTGCAACAACAACTGATGTGTCTATTGCAATATCAATATTAGATAATGTAAATCGAGAAGTACAAAGTGTTGGCTGGCATTTTAATTCCGATCAAGATTATCAATTAACTCCAAACACATCTAATCAAATTGAACTTCCCTCTAATTGTTTAAGAATAGATACCTCTGGTGCAAGTGCTAACAACGATTATGTAGAACGTGCTAGAAAATTATGGGATAGAAAAAAACATACATACACTTTAACTGATGAAATAGTTTACGTTGACATTGTTTGGTTTTTAGATTTTACAGAAATACCTGAAGCAGCTAAAAGATATATTACAATAAGAGCTGCAAGACTTTTTCAAGATAGAATGTTAGCATCTGATTTGCTACATAGATTTCATCAAGTAGATGAATTACAAGCTTTGTCTGTTTTAAAAGAAGCAGAAGGAGATACTAGAGATCACAGTATCTTTAATAACTATGACGTTGCTAGAACATTAGATAGAAATAACTTTCAACCAGAAGATTAACAATGGCTAGATTAGTTAGTTCTTCAATTCAAAATTTATTAAACGGTATTTCACAACAACCAGATACAGTTCGATTACCAAATCAAGCAGCAATTCAAGAAAATGGATTGTCTGATGTTGTATTTGGTTTAGGTAAAAGACCACCTACAGAACACATTGCTAAATTAAGTACAGCAACGGACACAGCAGTTAAAACACATTTAATTAATAGAAGTGAAATAGAAGAATACCAAGTTCTAATTACAAACGGTGGTATTAAAGTTTACACATTAGCAGGGGTTGAAAAAACTGTTGTAGCACCTTCGGGTTTAAGTTATTTAACAACAACAACTCCTCAAACAGATATTAACTGTATTACAGTTGCAGATTACACATTTATTATTAATAAAAATACTACAATTGCTAAATCAGGAAGTGTGTCTACTTCTCGACCTGACGAAGCTTTATTCTTTATTAAAAACGGTCAATACAAAACAACTTATAAAATTACAATTGACGGTGTAGAAAAAGCAAGTTTTGAAACTTTAGATAATTCAAGTTCAGGTAACGCAAGTTCGATTACAACAGATAACATTGCTACTGAATTAACAAATGATTTAAACAGCAATTTATCTGGTTTTACAGTTGTTAGAGACGGATCTGTAATCTACGTTAAGAAAAATTCAGGGACGTTTGATGCAGGAGTTTCAGACGGTTTAGGTGGAGACGGTATTATATTATTAAAAGATAAAACTCAAAACTTTTCAGAATTACCATACAAAGGCTACCTAGATTTTTTAATCGAAATCACAGGAGATAGTGGTACTCAATTTGATAATTATTATGTTAAATGGGACGGTACTGCTTGGGTTGAAACAGTTAAAGATGGAATAGATAATAATTTATCTGCAACTACAATGCCTTTCGTACTTATTAGAACAGCAGACGGTAATTTTAGATTTACTCCATGTGACGGAGGTACTTACACAATTAGTGGTACAAATTATGACGACCCTTCTTGGAAAAGTAGAGAATGTGGAGATACTGAAACAAACCCAGATCCTTCATTTGTCGGCACAAAAATTAATGATATGTTCTTTTATAGAAATAGATTGGGTTTTTGTTCTGATGAAAATGTAATCTTTTCTAAAGCAGGAGAATTTTTTAATTTCTATTACACTACAGTAACTACGACACAAGACGATGACGTTGTAGACATTTCGATGTCACACAATAAAGTTAGTATTTTAAAATATGCTGTACCTTTTAATGAAGAATTAATTTTATTTTCAGATCAATCACAATTTATTTTAAAACCAGAAGAAACACTTACAGCTAAAACTGTATCTATTAACCAAGCAACTGAGTATGAAATTTCTGATAAAGTCAAACCCATAGGGTTAGGTCAGAATATTTATTTTGCTAGCAATAGAGGATCTCATAGTGGTGTTTCAGAATATTTTATTTCAAACGATAGCGTTGTGAAAGATGCTACAGATACTACAATTAATTTACCCAGATATATTTTAGCAAACATATTTTCACTTAAAGGTTCTTCAGGTGAAAAAACATTATTTGCTTTATCTGATGGAGATAGAAGTAAGGTTTTTGTTTATAAGTATTATTTTGATGCAAACCAAAAAGCTTTACAAAGATCATGGTCTACTTATTCACTTGCAAGTACAGATGTTATTTTAGGAATAGATATTATTCAAAACTTTGCTTATTTAATTATTAAAAGAGCTGATGGTACTTACGTTGAAAGAATGAATTTAAAAGCTAATGAAGTTGATACTAATTTAACTTTTCCAGTTTTATTAGATAGAAAAACAACAGTTACAGGTGTTTATGCAAGTGGTACAAATTTAACTACGTGGACAATTCCTTACCCTGAAACTGCTCCTATGGAAGTTGTTTATAACGGTTCTTGGAGTTCTACAAAAAAAGGAAGAAATTTAACTATTGCACAACCTACATCTACTACACTTACATCTTTGGGAGATCACTCTGATTACCCTTGTTTAATTGGTAGAAAGTATAATTTTAAATATAAGTTTTCTACGTTCTATCCTAGAGAAACTAAAGCAAGTGGTGCAGGCTCAACGATTAGTGCAGGTAGATTACAATTAAAAACAATTGCTTTAATCTACGGTGATAGTGGGTATTTTGAAGTAACAGTAAGTCCTAAAGCAAGAACAGCAGGGGTATATAAATTTACAGGACAAATACTAGGATCAAGTAGTTTTACATTAGGTACACCTTATCCCGATAGTGGGGATTTTAAAGTTCCTATTCAATGTCGAAATCAAGATGTAGCTATAGAAGTTAACAACAATAGTTATCTTCCTTGTAATTTCTTATCGGCAGAATGGACAGGTATATTCTCAATTCTATCGACTAGAAATATATCTTAATGATTGAGGAAAGAGACAGTATTGAAGAAGATTGTCAGTTATTAATTAATGATCTTAGACCTGATGATTTTAATGAAGTAGTTACAATTACAAAAGAACACCCTTTAAAACCTGTAGTAAGAGGGTTTAAGACTGCAAAATTATGCAGATCAATTATTAAAGATGGAAACTTTGTAGCTATGTACGGTGTATGTCCTACAGAAAACCACATGGTTGGTTCTCCTTTTTTATTAGGAACAAATAGATTTTTAGAAATAGCTTTACCCTTTGCACGTCAATGCAAAGATAGAGTTAAAGAAATGCAAGACTTATATCCAATTCTTTGGAATTTTATAGATAGTCGAAACGAAGTTCATTTACGTTGGATTAAATGGTGTGGTTTTAAAATAATTAACAAAACAAAAATAGAAGGAATAGATTTTTATGAATTTATTAAAATTTAAATATGTGTAACCCTTATGCTTATGCTGCAATGCAGTTTGGAAGTGCGTACGTTCAGTACAAGAACGATAAAGCTCAAGCTGCTGATATTAATGCTAACACTACAGCAACAGCTAAACGTGTTAGGGACGAGGCTATTTACACAGATATATCCTTACAAAAAAAGAAATCTGTAGAATACGATAAAGCAGCAGGAGAGAAATTTAAATTAGCTTTGGAAGCTAAAAAGAAATCAGGTACAGCTAAAGTACAGTTATTTGAACGAGGTATTCAAGGTAATTCTTTTGATTATTTAATTAACGATATTGACAGAAATAAGGGTAGAGCTTTTGAAGTAACTGATACAAATTATGAAAACGTAATTATTAGTATTGAAGATAGTAGACTTGCTTACAACAGACAGTTTACTAATCAAATATTAAATTTACCTAGAGCAGCTAAACCAACATTTGGATCTTATGCTATAGGAGCTGCAGCTAACTCATCAATGGCGTTTATGAACGCTAAAGCTCCTACTACACCAAGTGCAGATACTAATTCAATTAACTTTAACGTAGATGGTTCAACTTAATGGCTAAAATAGATACCGATATAACGACAGGTTCAATAAGTAGTATTGGAACAACTCCAGCAGTTAACGTAGGTTCAGGAGGTAAAGTTTTCGACAGTAATTCACAAGTATTAGCTAGGTCTTTATCAAGTGTAAGTGAAGCATTAGGTAAATACGTTCAGATAAAAGAAAAAGAAAAAGCTACTGAACAAACTTTAGAAGGTGCAAATGCTATTAATGGTATGACACTTGGAGAAGCTAAAGAATTACACAAAGCAGGTTTCCCAGATATTAAAAACGAATGGGCAAGATACGGAGCATATAAACAATATGCGTCTAACGCTTCTGATAACTTTGTCTTTGAATTTCAAAAAGAATACCAAGCAAACGCCTACAGTAAAGAGTGGAACTGGCAAACAGCTTTATCAGAAAAAATGTCTACGTTTAATGAAGGTAAACAAGATGACGTTTATTTTGGAAGTGCTATGAACGCAGCTAATGAAACAATTAAAAAATGGACAAATGCTCAAGAATTAGTCAAAGAAAGTAAATTGTTAACTGAAAGAGTTAATAAAGATACAGCGTTTGCAATCACTACAATACCAGAAAAAATTAGAACAAAATTAGAAGTTCAGTTCATGGAAGATTACGCCATGCCTTATGATTACGATACGGGTGAATTTCAAGCAGAAAAAGATAAGTATATGTTTGAAAATTTTAATAAAGCATGGGACGAAGAATTACAAATAGTTAAAGACAACTTAAACCCTGCACTTACTTTATCTGACCTTGATGGTCTTATTATTGAAGCAGGAGAAAGTCACGTTGCAACTGACGGAAGATTTGCAGCTTTCTACGCTAAAATGTTAACTGAAAGACGAGCTGATGGTACTCCATCTATTGCAGAAAATCCTAGATGGAACGAAGCAGCTTCAGCGTTGTTAGCAAAAATAGCAGGACTCGAAGGTTTGAATAATTTTGAAAGTGATTTTAATTCAGGTAAAACAATGAATTACGATAATTCAGAATATAATAAAAACGCTAATGAATTATTAAAACAAAAAATTAAAATTATTAAAGCTAGTAATAATAATATTTCAGATGCTCAAGCTTTTGAATTAGCCATAGACGGTATGTTACCTGCTTTAAAAGATAACCCACCAGTAACTTATATTAAAGATATTCTTTCAAGAAATATAAGTAGGGGATCGACAGAGCAAAGTAGATTAGCTTTTAGTTTAGCTTTAAAATTACACCAAAACGGAATGTTAGGAGCTTACTTTAATAAAGATAATAAGATGTCTGTATTTTGGAGCATTGCAGTTAAGAAGGCTCAAGCAGGAGGAAACCCTGATGACAT